GGTGCTGGTGCAACTTCTGGTGTTGCTTCTGGTTGTACTAAAGGTTCCATTTTATTCCTCTGACTCTGGGCCTACGGTGCCACGAAGAGTACGATATGTTGAGCGAAGCTCGTCAAAGTCAACTTCTTGCTTCATTAGGCGGAAAGCACGAACAGCAAGCTTAATCTCTTCCTTTGTAAGCCAACCATTTTCTACATACTCTTTACGAAGGTCGCGCTTTTGCTCCTTGAATGGCTCCATAGCCTCCTCAATAGCAGAGATTGATGCGACGTAATCTACGATATACTCTTCCTTGGCCTTTTCTGTTGCAGACATTAACCCTCCAATGAATTTAGTTTATTAAGCAACTCAGATAGTTTCTTTGTTTCTACTTCTAGCATCCGTTCATGATGCCAACGTGAATGCCCTGTGCGGTTATTACTTGTATCATACAATTGCGTTTGATGCAACCTAATACTTGCTTCAACAATTTTAATTTGATTTGTTAGATTTTTCTTCTTACGATTTATCTCCAATTGTTCGTCCTGCATTTGTGAACCTCTTAGTATTATAACCATCATCGAAGAACGGAATCAAGAACTTTTTTTCTTTATCTCCCGTACTAACAGAAGAGTAAAAATCTTCTCTTGATTGCACATTCTCGTCTGATAGGACAACTTCTTTCTTATCACCCATTGTACCCCTTGGAGTGGTGGTGTCAATATAAATAAACGTCATAAATGGGTCGTCTTTCTTTTTTGTAGCAAAGATTACGGCTTCTTGTTTAAACTTATATCCAAGTTCTACCATTTCATGATATGCAATATTCATAATTAAAAATGAGTTTTCTTTTACACCACCAAACTGACCACCAATCTTATCATAGCCATACTTTCTTTCTTGTAGTTCAGCTTCTAGTTCTTTGTTTGCTTCATTGTTAAATGCTGGGTCTGCTGCTTTACCTCGTGGATTTTCAGCAGTCATAATGCCAAATTGATAGATACTGTCTCTCTGTCCTCTAACAACATTCATAATTTGAGAATAGCTACTCTCAACAATTGGCTGTTGTTTTTCTTGAATTACTTCTTTGATAAGACTTCTAAGGTCTGATATGGTTATACTAATGGGCATAATTAATCCTCTAATTTAGTTATGGAAGCTATCACATAGTTTTCCGTAATTAAATAGTTGGTTTGACCACTAATTTCAATCTTTTCTAACATATGTGTTGGTACTAATATTAAAGATTCTGGCTCATATGTTAATGTTGAGTCTTCAATAACTCTAACAATTTTATGTCTCTCTGGCTCTTCTTGTTCAGTTGGAATGAAGAACGCTCTCTCTTCTTCTTTCTTCTTATCCTGTTCTACAGGTTCGACAAGTACGTAGCGATTTTTTGGTGATAGATAATACATAATGTTAACCCTCTAATACTTTACGGTGAGTGTTGAATTCTTGCTCTGTTAAAAAACTTGTAACTCGTCGTTCACAATATTTACAAACAAAATCAACTGCGATGTTACCACCAACACTAGCTTCAATCTTACCAGTTTTAATCCAAAAGTGTGTTCTACTATTTGGGTCAGATTTGTCACACTTCTTATCTCTTTCGTGTCTTGGCAATAAATGGTTTAACTTCATAACAAAACCCCTACATGAATACAATTTAATTGTAACCATGTAGGGGAATTTGTCAAGGATTATTTATCTATCCGCACTTACTATTTCCACAATCTCCACAAGTAACACAACCATCTTGATAAATTAAATTGGTTGAATTACATTCTGTGCAAGTTTTGACACCTGTAGCTTTTGTTCCGTCTGGAACGTATTGCTTTAAGACTCTTGCGATTGAACGAGCAAATGAGAACATATCTGAGTCTTGCTCTTTCTGCATTTGTTCTACAACATAATTGATTGGAGCACCATGACGAAGCGATAGTGAAAGTAGTCTAGTAAACGCTGAATGATTGGCATTGTCAAATACCTTAACTACATCACGAATAGCTAAATCACCTACTACTAAATCATATCGAGCTTGATTCTTACCAACCGATGTTTTTACAAGCTCTCCTTTCTTTGCGTTCTTTGGAAGGTCTACAATTTTGTTTGCCCCTCCAAGAATCTCGTATGGTTTACCATCCATTAGGCCAACAAGAATTGTCCATTTCTCGCCTTTAATTGTAAGGTTATGAATATCAGTTTCAAGTGTTGTTGGGCGTTTTGGAGCATTATGTTGTGGGAACTCCTCTTTCTTTGTCTCTGTAATTAAGACACCATCACGGGAACCATCGACATAAACTGTAATTCCCTTAAGACCAAGCTTCCAACCAAGAAGATATAGTTCTGACACTACATCTGGGCTTGTGCCCTTTGGAAGATTGATTGTAGAAGAAATTGAGTGGTCAATGTATTGTTGAATTACACCTTGAATTTCTACACGACGCTTCCAATCGATACTATCAGATTCTGTAAAGAATGATGGAATTTGGTTAGTTTCAAACTTCTTAAGATATTCTTGGACGTTATGATGATAAACCTTATATTCTGTCCATTTGTCTCCCATAACATCTACGAAAGCTGCCATTTGGTCTTGCTCATTGTGAGAAAGCTTACGACGACGGATATAGAAGTTACGGAATACAGGCTCAAGACCAGATGAAGTCTGTGACATAATAGATACTGAACCTGTTGGTGCATTGGTTAGAATACTGATATTTCTACGTCCAACTGTTCTAATAAGTTCGCGGATATCTTCTGGAAGGTTTTTGATAAATGCGTTGTTCTTTTCTTTCTCCCAATTAAATACAGGGAAAGCACCACGCTCTTTAGCAAGCATAGAGGATTCATAGTAAGCAGCATTACGAATTGTTTGATAAATTTTATCAATCATTACAAGTGCTTCTGCTGAATCGTATGGCATCTTTAAGCAAGCTAGCGCATCTGCCAATCCATGTGTTCCAAGGCCAGTTCTGCGACCATCTACGCAAGCGCGTAGAAGATTTGTCCAAAGCTCTTTTTCATCGGGTATATTACAGGCGTTTAAAATCCTAGTAAGTTTCTCAATTTCAAGGTCAATCAAATCATCCGATAGTCGCATGGTATGACGAGCAACTGTATAAAGCTTGTCAAAATCAAAATATGAATTATCTTCAAACTTATTACCAACAAATGACTTAAGATTAATTGAAATAAGACGACAAGAATCAAAAGCAGAAAGTGGAATTTCGCCACATGGATTTGTAGTTAATGTCTTGAATCCATCATCTGCATAGCTTTGTGCTGGTAGATATTTCTCAATATTACCCCACATCAAGAGTCCGGGTTCTGCCGTTTTCGTCGCAGAATCAACGACAGTTTTCCATAGCTCTCTGGCTCTAATAGTTTGAGTAAAAGTAGGATTATTGGAATCAACAGGAAATCTGAGAGTAAATTCTTGGTCTTGCTCCACAGCTTGCATGAAGTCGTCTGAGATTCGGATTGAGACATTTGCACCTGTTACCTTTGTTAAGTCATGCTTCATCTTAACGAATTTTTCAATATCTGGGTGTCTGATATCAAGAGAAATCATAAGAGCACCACGGCGACCATTCTGACCAATCATACGACAAACATATGAATAGAAATCAGCAAATGACCAAGCACCCGTTGTAGTACCAGCAGAGTTATTTACTGTCATACCCTCTGGACGTAGATTGGTAATATCAATACCAACACCACAACGACGCTTAAATAGATTGGCTAGTTGCTTTCCAGAATCAACAATAGATGAAATATTGTCTTCTGGTGAGGCTACAACAACACAATTAGATAAGGATACGTTTACTTCATTATTTCCAATACCATACATTGGTGAACCTTGTGGAACAATAGTACCAAAGTTCTTTATATGATTATAAATTGTATCATAATCTAAAGCCCCATCACCACCATATCTAGTCTCAATACGTGCAAACTCTTTTGCCAAACGTTGGTGCATTTGGTCTGGTGTTGTTTCTAGAAATTTACCTTCTTTTGTTTTTAGTGCATATTTTGTTGTGAAAACGTTGGCAGCAAGTTCGTCACCATTAAAATAGTTTAAACTTGCCTTATTTACTTCTTCTTTATTGTGCATCTTGGTTCTCCGATTTAGATTTACGTTTATACTTCTTGTATTTATTCTTAAGATTTTCTTCTTGTTCTTTCGCTGATTTGGTAACGATATCGTTTGGTGTTTCTCCAGTAGAAGGCAGCATTTTAATGCTAACATTGCTAGTATCCATGCTGATAGGATAAACCAATCCATCTGGCCCATTTCTGTTCTTAGCAATAAAAATTCTTCCACCATTGATAGTCTTATCTTCAACAGTACGAGATACAGAGAAAATAAGGTCTGCTACGAAACACTTATTGAATGCTTCGCTAATTGATTCCATTGTAATTACTTCTGCGTTTAGTCCAGAACGGTTAGTCTGCGATGCTGTCCATACAGGGCAATTAGTTTCTGCTGCAATACCTCGTAGCTCTTCGTAAATAGTTTCAAGTTCTGTTCGCTTCTCCTTTTGATTAGAAATAGGACGAAGAAGGTCACCGTAGTCTACGATAATCATATCTGGATTGATACCGCGCATCTTGAGCTTTTCAATGTGAAGTCGAATACTGTTGGTTGTAGCAGTCTTTGTTGGATACTCCTTAACAATAAGTTTTCCGGGCATATCCTTAATCATTTCAAAGATTTGGTCTTTATATTGTGGAAGTTCACGAATAGCAAATTGAGTATAACAACTATCGTAACGCGAAGCTACAACGGTATCAGAAAGCTCTAGAGTATAGTGAATCACAGTCTTGCCGTGCTTCAATGCCTCTGTTCCAAGATGCACAAGCACCATTGATTTGCCTGCGCCCGTAGGAGCTACAACTACTCCAAGCTCACCACGACCAAGGCCACCCTTGCATAAGTGGTCCATTTCATCCCATCCTGTGGTTACAGGGTTGCGGGATTTAAGCTCAAATCGCTTCTCAAAGTCTACAAGAAAGTCATACCCAATATCATTGGACATACCAAGCTTTAGAGCATCGTTGATTGCTTTTGAAATCTCGTCAAATGATGCGGTTTGAAGGAGTTTAACAGACTTAAGCATTGCTTCCTTAAGCTTCTGCTTTTTACAGAAGTCAAGAGAAGTCTCTTTAATATACTCTGCACCATCAATCTCTTTTGTATGGATACGAGCAAAGTAATCACGAACTTGCTTTTGCAAAGCTTCGTTTTCATCTTCCAAAGAATTACGGATGATTGAAGTCATTGTTTCGTAACTTGGATGAACTTTGTATTTATCTTTGTATTCAAAGATACGCTGTACGAAAGCTTGCAGATACTTCAATTCAAGGAATTGAATATCCATGACTTCCTTAAGCTGGTCACAGAATGTTCGGTCAACAAGCATAAGCTGTACAAGATTTTCTTGAAAAGCCTTACCGAAACGCGAAAAGTCACTTTTCTCGTTAGTCATATAGACACCTTGGGGGATTGAATAGATAATAATCTAGTTGGAGGATTAAGTCAAGAAGTTATTTCTTAGACTCAAAGAATCTTTCTGGCTTAACGGCTCTAGTTTGGGCTTTGGCTGGTTCGGCTTGGGATTGAGGTGATTGTTGTGGCTCTGCTTCAGCTTGTGTTATTTTGCACGAAGGCTTAACTAATTGAGCTTTTGGAGAAATAAGGTCATATAAATCAGTTGGAGATATTTCATCTGCTTCATCTAATTCATCTTCCTCATTCTCTTTTAATAATCTATCTTTTAGTTCTACTGCCGTCATAAATCCAGCTTTAACTAATGCATTTGCTACAAGTTCTGAGCAGTAAAATTTATATTTTCCAACGCCTTTTTCTTTTGCAACATATAAGTGTTTAAGAAGTGGGCCAAGTAAAGGTATTTGTCTCACAATACCTTTCCAATCATATGCTTGTGAGGGGTCAATATTAGATTTTATTAGTTCATATATTTCTTCACAAGCTTGTCTTAGCATTGCTTCATCACCACCCAAGTCTAATACAACAAATTGATGTGGTTTCTCATTTATTTCTGTATAATTTTGTTGAAAACTAACGCCTGTTTTATCACTTGTTGCATGAAAAATAGTACCATCTTTAAAAATAATGCCAACATGATTTGCAGCACCTAAAGCACCTCTAATTTTACCTCTTGCAATTTTTGTCAAAGCACTTTGAGCAATTATACCGGGGCCAAAAATATAACTACCAGCATCAAAGTTATCTCCAACTGAGCTAATATCGAAAAATACTTTCATTCCATTTGATTTTTGATAATCCCATGTACATTGATTTTTAGTGTAGTCTTTTATTTTTGCGTGTACATTACTGATAGGCTCTGCGGCTTCTTCTTTTATATATCTACGCCAGCCTTCATGAAGTACCTGTTGTTTTTTATATGATGAATACATTATATAACCCCCTTTACCACTTCTTGCAAGACCAATAACGAGCTTTTGTTTTGGGGCCGGGATTGGCACAATTATGACGAGCACGGAATGATTTACGTCTAGCTGGTATGTTCTTCTTAATCTTCATATTTGGGTCACCAAAGTTTACCTTTTTAACATTACCAGTTGTAGGGTCTTTTACGTAAACTTTGAATTTCTTAACATCGCCTTTTGTTGGTTTGTTGAGGGTTACTGTGCGACCTTGATATTTAGCTTCTTGAATGATTGTTCTTTGGCTTTCCAATAACTCTTGGAGACAACCAGCGCAAACAAGAGTCCCATCATCTAAATGGGCATCATCATATTTGGTAGTTTCGGTAACAACACCACCATATAAATCCACAGCCAATTCTGCACCGTCAAATCCACTTAAGGAAGAGAAAAAATCTGCTGCTGTTTTACCTTGAATACCAAGCTGTATCATCTTAATTAATTGTGGACTTAATGGTTCTGATGGTGTACCAGTTAAAGCAATTATAGCCATAGCTATTGAGCCGATTAAAAGACCATATTCGTTAAAAAATGGTAGTAAAATTGGTTTTTTTGCTTCTGTCAAATTTGTAATATTTTGTCCATTATCAACACGAGCCAAATAACTAACAGCTTTTATAATATTTTTAAATTCTAAAGCAAGTTTAGCTGCAATTTTTGTAATGTCTGGAACATATTTTGCAATAGCAGTTATTGCATTTTTAATAGAGTTTAGGTCTAAACCTTCTTCTAGTCTATTATTGTTTGTATAACTTCTCCAACTTTCTGTAATCAACTGTTGTTGTTTAAATGATGAATATTTTGTCATGATTTAATTAGTCCTTTTTCTTCTTTTTGGTCCATGATATGGCTTTAGATGATTTCTTTTTTCTTAATGGGCCTTTACCAGCAGATTTACATTGTGCTTTGGTTGGTCTACAAGCAGGGTATTTGCCGCCTTTATCAGCATTATCTCTGCCACATGGACCACCAGTTCTACAGTTTACCCAACCTTTTCCATCGTTTCTTGCAAACCATCCATGAAGACCTTGTTCTTTTTCTTTGGAGAAGTTTGGTTTATAATCACGCTTCTTCTTTGCTTCATCTATGTTCTCGATATGTCTAGCTTGCTCTGGTGTAAAAATTATATAAGCCGTATCACCAGATTCGCCACGATTTTCATAAACTATACCATCATGACCCATATTTTTTAATACTTCTTTAAGAATTTCATTCTTTTCATATCTTAAAGAAGAGTAGTTTAGACGCGCTTTGCGGCTTGCCTGTGTATTTATATCTTGTAATAATTTATTCTTTTCCTGTTCATTTATATAACCTTTTCGGGTCATGTTATCAAGAATAGAAGCTGGCTCCCAAAATCCAGCATCATCTAGATACAATGGATTATCGATTGTTATTTCATATTTTTTAACAAATGCAGAGTTTCTGTGTCTTGCACTCTCTAATGTTCCAAAGTGAAAACCAAATTCTCTAGATTTTTCTGGGTCAAATACAACAAAATCATGTACTGAACCATGATGAACAATATGCGTGGCTTCGTTCAATACTATTTTGATTTTCATTACTTCTTCTTTCTACCTTGACAATGTGCTTTTTGTGAGAAGCCTTTTGGGTTTTTACAGTTTATGGAACTTTTATATTTATCTGACCATTTCTCTTCGATAACTTCTATTTCTTCTGTTAATAAAGCTAGGTCAATTTCTTCATCAGTTGCACTTTCAGAAATACCTTTCCAAATCTTTCCTTGACGGCATTTTACAACAGCACCAGAAGCATAAGCAGAAGGCCAAACATCATATTTACGTTTAGCTATTCTTGTGCAACGGTCACCAGATTTCTTTTTAACTACTTTTGCTCTTTTCTTTTTTGCTTCTGATATTTCTTCTTTTATAATATCATTAACCATTTTTATTATATCTGTTCTTAAAGCTGCTTTATCAACTTGACCAGTATCAGCTACAGCTTTTGCATCATTAAAAGCATTTTGAACAGATGATTTAATAATAGATAAAGTTTTTTGTTTTTTTTCTTGCTCTGTTGGTTTTACTTCTGCTACAGACGAACCTGTTAAAGAAGATGTTGGTGCCACTTGACTAGTATCTTCTTCTTTAAGATAATTCTTCCAATTTTCAACCAATAAACTATGTTTCATATAATAAAAATCCCACACTATAAATAGCATAGTGTGGGATAAAAGTAACAATTCTAGAGAGATTCTACGATTTCTGGTGAACTAGAGAAAATAACACTTTCAAGCTCGCATTCTGTCATTGTAGCAGAATCAATGAATCTTTTCATTTCATATGAGCTTTTAAATTCTACAAGTCTACCACCATAAAACAAACGATATTGATTAACTTTATCTAGAATATCGCACTTATTGATAATAAGGTGTGTTGCACCTGTAATCTTACAAGACTCAATAAGTTTATCTAAATTTAACCAATTAACCTTACGACGGCGACCCGTAGTTGTGCCATATTCATGACCAGCATCGGCAATTGCTAGTAGCTCTGGATTATCAAGTAGTGAAGCTGGAAAGTCTGGGTCTTCACCAGAACGGGTATCATACGCTTTGGCTATTGCATAGATATTGCGGATAGACTTGGGGCCAAAACCAAGCGAACAAGCGGCATAGGGCAAACATTCGCTGGAGGTTATGTATGGGTAATTTCCCCAATTAATGTCAAGCCATACACCTTGTGCGCCCTCGCACAGAATATCGCCATGTAGCTCTTCATCTAACAAGAAACTCTTTGGAAGCGTACTATCTTTTGCCAACAAACCAATTCTTGCATATTTATCACGATAAGCTGGTGCGATACCTTGGCTAGTTGTTCCTAACTTACCTGCCAACTTGGCCTTATCCTCGTTAATATGCTCGTCAGTTACGATATGAGCGCGAGGATGAACCTTGATAAGTGAAGTATCGATACCGCCAGCAGATAGCTCCTCAACCTCTTTGTAGAAGGCTTTTAGATTTACCACACAGCCGGGGCCAATAACAGACTTAATACCATGAAACACACCACTAGGAACGATATGGGTGGCAAATTTCTTACCATTGTGGTAAATCGTGTGTCCCGCATTAGAGCCTCCATTCCAACGAGCTACAAAATTATACTTATTGCGTTTAGCTAAATATGAAGTAACTTTACCCTTACCTTCATCGCCCCATGCAGCACCTACAACAATGTCAACGTTCCTAACCATTCAAACTCCTTTTAGTCGATTTCATTGTATCAAATAGAACAGAAAAGTTCAAGGCTCCAAACCCATCTTGAACCATCATTTTCTTAAAATTGAACAGATTCATTTGCGGCTCAAACGTATCAAACATGCTCTCAATCTCTACCTTTGTTTGAATAGAGATTTGTGGAGAATAAAGCTGCATAATTCGATAGTTATCACGAATTAGTTGTGCATTTTCAAGTACATTCTGATATGCCTTAATCTTCCCACCATGTTCGCGTGAGTAGTCAAGCACATCATCGATTGTAAAAGACTTGTTCTCAACCAAAAATGGAAAACGCTTGGCTACCGTGTTAAGACCCACGCCGCCAACACCATCGAGATTGTCAGATTTATCGCCAGAAATTGCTCTAGCAAGTGCGAAGTTGGTTGGGTGAATACTATATTCATCGATAACTCTCTTTACATTTAGAATTTC